AAATAAATATTGTCTAAAAAATTATAAATCATAATTAATTTATAATAATAAATTAATTATATCTAAAATATGCATTTAAAATTGCTGTTATACTTTTCTTAATGCAAATGTATTAATTTTTTTATTATAATAAGTATAATTATATTTGTTATTTAAAATAAATTTATTTTTTACAATAAAGGCATTAGTCTTTTTTAATTTTTATTTTTTTTTTATTTATAAGATTAAAAATTATTATTTATAATATTTTTTATAATTATTTATCTTCTTATATACTTAATATATAAAATTGTTTTTAAATGCACTTATTATTTTAAATTATATATCTTACCTTATATACTTTTCTTAATACAAATATATTTGTATATAATTGAACTTCTTTATCTGAATTTATTATATATTAAATTGTAGTAAAAATTTAGTAATAAAAGATAATGTATAAAATAATAATAAAAGTTTTATATAAAATAATAATTATTATATAATTAAATATTAATAGTTAAAAACATTAATGGATAATAATATTTATGATTGTTTAAAAAATATAATTGAAAAAGAAAAAATTGATTTTAAAAATATAAATTTTGAACTAATAAAAAAAAATATAGAAACACTTAAGAATATATTTATAAAATTAAAAAATGAATATAATATTTTAATAAATAATAAAAAAAAAATCACATATAAAAAAATATTTACTTTAGATAAAGATTATAATCAAATATTTAAATTAATAATGTCAAGTATTTTTTCAGAAAATAAAATAATAATAAATGAAGTAAAAAAACTAAAATATATTGGACAATTATCATATTTAAATATAGATTTTTATTGGATATATACAGATAATGAAAATGAACTTTATAAAAAGGCTCTAAAAATGTTTATAATAAGTTTATGTTTAAATAAATTTAAATATGCAAATGATGAAATAAAAAGAATAATTATATGGATACCTATAAATAAAAAAAGAGATTTCTTTGATAATAAAATAAATAAAGAAACTTTGTTTAATTCATATAAAAATTTTGAGGCTTTTACAGTAAGCGGAGTAACATGGGGATCAAATCCAAAATATACAATAATAACAAGATATGAAGAAGTAGAAAAATTATTAATTCATGAATTAATACACAATTATAATATTGATGGTTCTAGTTATCATAGAGAATTTAAAATAATTATAAACAAATATAATAATTATAAAAATAATAAAAATAGTAAAAAATCAAATTATAATTATGAATATAGTATTTATGAGTCTTATACAGAATTATTATCAACTTATTTTTATTTATTATTTGCAAATATTGAATTATCTAATAGAGAAATAAAAGATAAATTACTAGGACAAATAGTAATAGAATTAATTTATAGTTATAATATAATAGCAAATTTAATTAAATTAAATAATTATAATAATTATGATGATTTTCTTAAAGATAAAAAATTTATAGGAAATATATGTTTTTATGAATATTATTATATTAAAGGTATAATGTATAATAATTATTTATTAAAATTTGGAAATAATATTAATGAATTCAAAAAAATATATTTATCAATAATAAAAATGATAGAAAATAATAATACAAATGATGATTTATTAATGAGAAATATTTATTTAAATTATATTAAATTAACTAATTTTCGATATCAAATAAATTAAAAATATTATAAATTTATTTGTTCAATATATTCTTTTTTAATACATTCAATAACTTTATTAAAATAATCATCATTATCAATATAAGTTAAACAAATTTGAGAAATTTTTGCTGGAGAAAAAAAGTTTTTCTCATTATATTTTGAATATTTTTTAATTTGTTCTTTCTGACTAATTGAAAGTTTATTATCAGATTTAATATTAAAAGTTGTTAATTTTGAAGCAAAATGTTCAATAATTTGTTCAATAATATTTTCATTTGCATTATCAAAATGTAATAAAACATCAAAACGTCCAGGTCTAATTAATGCTTTATCTATTAAATGTAAACAATTAGTTGTTGCAATAATTAATCCTCCATGATGTTCAACACAACCATCCATAATAGTTAACATTGTTTCTGCAGTAATTCCTTCATTATCTTCATCATTATTAGATTTATTATTGGGATTATTTTGTATAATATTTTGTTTATTATCTAAATTTCTTTTAAAATTATTTATAATAAAATCAAATTCATCAAAAACAAAAAGCAGATTTTGTATTGGAATATCATTGCCATTTATTTTTGTATTAAATAAAATGTCAGTTAGTTCTTTAGAATTTTTAATTTTTGCAAGAGAAATATCAACTAAATTTCTATTTGTTAATGATGCAACTGCTTTTATAAATGATGTTTTACCAGTACCTGGAGGACCATAACATAAAATACCCATACGCCATGGTATACCTAATTTTTTATATGAATCTTCACCACTAATAAAAGACTTTATTTTTTTAATTAAATTTTGCTTTTCAACAAAAAATATATTATCAAAAGTTTTTGTTTGATAAAAAGGATATTCGTCAAACATTGGTTGAAATTGTGGTGTACTTTTTCCTATATATTTATAATATTTAATTTGTGAATTAATAATTCCTGTATTATTATTATTTTTTTTTTTATATTTTAATAAACAATATTTAATATATTTATTAATTTTTTCAACTGAAGAAGTATAAGATAATAATTCTAATATATAAACTGTTGATGTATTTGATGGTGTTAATTTAGATGTTAACCAAATATTTTTTGTTATTTGTATTTCATCAAATTGTTCAAAAAACATAAAATAACGATTAGGATTTATAGAAAATTTACATCCGGGAATAACACGAGAATAAACATCTGATACAATTGAATTATAAACATTACTTTCTGAAGTATTATAATTTTGACTATAATAATTTGTTGTAAAATATGTATAAGTAATTGTCATTGATGATTTTTTTTCTTTAAAAATATATTTATTTAATGTAGGAATATTTTTTGATAATAATTTTTTTATTAATAATAAAAATTGAATTGCAACTTTATCCAAACAAAATATTTTTATTATATTTCCTTCTAAATTTAATAATATAAGAATTTTTTTTAGAAATTCAATAATTATTTTTTTTTTTTTATTGACATTTAAATTTGTATTATCTAAATTTATATTATCTAGATTTATATCAGTTTTTATTTTTTGTAATTCTGAATTAGTATTTATATTTGAATTTTGATTATTTATATTCATAATTTCTATTATATTATATATATATTTATTATAAAAAAATTGATATGGGTAAAATTTTTTTATATATAATAGAATTGTTGATATAAATAGTGTAATTTTGCAGAACTAATATCTACTATAAAATTTTTAATCATATAATGTTAATATAAATAGCCTAATTCTTCAGAACTAATATGATCAATGGAAGAATTTTCAATGCAAGAATTTTCATTTATAAATTTATTATCAATTAAGTCTAAATCATAATTGAATGACATTATAAAATATTTATTTAATTATTAGTTTAATATTGTAGTTTATTTTCATTTATATAACAAAAAAGGTTATTCAAATAAAAATTATTTCAATTATTTCAATTATTTCATTAAAATAAATAGTGGAATAATATTTGAGTAAATATAATATTATAGTATAGTAAATATAGAAATCCAACAAAATTTTTGTACTAAATTATATAAAATGTATATTCCTTAAATAATTTATTATATAATATAGTACAAAAATTTTCTTGGATTGCTATATGTAAAAATTAAATAATAAAATTATTTTATAAAATTAATATAGTAGAATATGGAAAATGAAAATATTATTTCCAAAACAGTATATTTTGATATCAAATTAAATATTCAAATAATCAATAATTTAAAAGATCATTTAGAAATATTATTAAATTATAACATAATAGAAAAAAATAAATATAATTTAGTTATTGAAAAAATTAAATTTTTATCTTATGAATTAAATAATCAATTAAGATTATTCAAGATATTAAATAAATTATTTTTAAGTATAAATTTTGAAAAAAAAAATGATGAATTAGATATAAAAATTGATAATATAGAATTAAATTTAATTTCTATAAAAAATGAATTAATAAAAATTATTTTTGATTATGGATATATATCAATAAATAATATATTAAATATTATAAATAATATATTTTATGAAAAAAATAAAACAAAATTAAATCAAAAATTAGATTTGATAAATAATTATTTTCAAGTTACAAAAGTAGAAAAAATAAAAAAAATATATTCAGAAAATACAAATATTAAAATTAAAAATATTTTACCAAAAATAATAAAAAAACAGCAAAAAATGGAACCTAACAATCCAAATGAAAATTTAAATCCAGAGATAAAAGAAGACATTGATATAAATAATAATGAAAATCTTTTAATAAATTTAGTATATGAATTAAATAAAGCAATAATTGAAATTGATATAGGAGATAGTTATTTTATATTTACAGGTTTTTTTAAAGAAGATATTTTAAATGAAATATATCATAATGATATATTTTATATAAAATATAAAAATATAGAAAATAAAATATTTAATAAAAAAATAGAAAATAAAAATAATTTAAAAATATTTTTTAAAGAATATATGACACAATTATCTATAAAAGATTTAATTATTTTAGATGAAGAAGAAATAAAAAATAATATTGAAAATCAGTATATATTATTAAAAAAATATGATAAATTATCAATTTATGAATTATTAAATAAATTTATTGAAATAAATATTTATGAAAAAAGAGAAATGATAATATTATTATTATTGGATGAATATTTATTTGATACAATTTTAGAAGATGATATGATTGAAGATGATTTAATTAAAAATAATTTAGTTAATCAAATGTCATTGGTTGAAATTTTTGATATTGAAAATATGATTAAAATTCCAAAAACAAATGATGATTTATCAATAACAACAAAATTTAATAATAATATTAATACTATAAATTTAAATCCATTATCACTTGTTAAATTAAATAAATCAACAGCAACAAGATATTCTATAAATTCTATAATGAAAAATTTTAATACAAATAATGAAAAAAAAAATTTAAAAACTATAATAGATAATTCAAAAAAAATATTAAATGCAAATATATTAATGGATTTTTTAAGAAATTCATTATTAAAATCATATGAATATATAAATTTTATAAATTCGATTCATTGGAATTATAGAAAAAAAATATTTGCAAAAGCAACAACTGATTCAAAACAAAAAATTACAGAAGAAATAACATGGGAAACAAGATTATCATTAATGGAAATAAATGAAAAAACAAAAGATAAGGTAAATGAAAAAATAAGAGAATTTAGATCTTCAAGAGATAATTCTAAAGCAGAAACTTTTATTGAAATATTTTTTAAAATTCCTTTTGGAAAATATATTAAAGAAGATATATTTATTAAATCAATAAATTCAGATATAAAAATGAAAAATTACATAAACAAAATTAATTTATTTATAGATAACGAACAATTAAATATTAATGATACATTTAAACAACTTGAAAATAAAATAATGTATTATAGACTTTTAGATAATAGTGAAGAAATTAATAATTATTATATAAGATTAGTAGAAGAAAAAAAAAAAATAATTAAAGAAAAAAAATTATATTTGGAAAAAATTGATACTATATTAGAAGATGCAATTTATGGACACATTGAATCAAAAAGAGAAATTAAAAGACTAATTGCACAATGGATGGGTGGTAAAATGGAAGGAATTATATTAGGATTTCATGGACCTCCAGGTGTTGGAAAAACATGTTTTGCAAAAAAAGGAATTTCAAAATGTTTATTTGATTCTAATGGTAATTCAAGACCTTTTTGTATATTTCAATTAGGTGGAGCAAATGATGGTTCAATATTAGAAGGACATTCATATACATATATGGGAGCTAAACCAGGTAGATTAGTAGAATTTTTACAAGAAAGCAAATGTATGAATCCAATAATTTATTTTGACGAATTAGATAAAATATCAGAAACAGATAAAGGTAATGAAATTGTTAATATATTAATACATTTAACAGATAAATCACAAAATAAGGAAATATATGATAAATATTTTTCAGGAATTGAATTAGATTTCTCAAAATGTATTATTATATTTTCTTATAATGATGTTTCAAAAGTAAATAAAATATTAAGAGATAGAATTACAGAAATAAAAATTAATCCTCTTAAAAAAAAAGAAAAAATTATTATTACAAATAAATATACTTTAAAAGAAATTTCAGAAGAACTAAATTATAAATGTGTTTTGTCTGATGATTTAACTGAATATATTATTGATAATTATACAATGGAATCAGGTGTTCGTAAATTAAATGAAAAATTATATGAAATTTTTAGAGAAATAAATCTAAGAATATTAGAAAATCCTATTCAAGATATTATTATTGATAAAGAATTAATTGATGATATTTTATCAAGACATTATAAAATAATAAATTATAAAATACATTCAAAACCTCATATTGGTTTAGTAAATGGTTTATATGCTTCAAATATTGGTTTAGGTGGTTGTACATTAATACAAATTAAAAAAAATATAACCTCATCAGAATCTATGCCATTAGAATTAACAGGACAACAAGGAAATATTATGAAAGAATCAATGAGTTGTTCTAAAACAGTAGCTATTAATCTATTAACATTAGAAGAAAAAAAATTATTATTAGCAGAACTTAAATCAACTCAATTTGGACTTCATGTACATTGTCCAGATGGTGCAACACCAAAAGATGGACCAAGTGCAGGTATTGCAATAACTGTAGGTATTTATTCGGTTTTAACAGGTAAACTAGTTAGAAATGATATTGCAATGACTGGAGAAATAGATTTATTAGGTAATATAAAAGCTATTGGAGGTTTAGATGCAAAAATTAATGGAGCAATAAAAGCAGGAGTTAAAAAAGTTATTTTTCCAAAAGAAAATGAACAAGATTGGAATAAAATAATTAAAGATAATTTATTAGATGAAAAAAATGGTACAATTGAAATTATTATGGTTGAAAGAATTGAAGAAGTTATTAATATTGTTATTATAAAATAATTTATATACACCATAATTTTTTAAAATTTATATTCTATATAATAATATTTTTTATAAAATATTATTAACTACATTTTTGAAGTGTAAATTTTTGTAGTAATATATTATATATATATTAGAAGAATAATAATATTAAGTATAATATAAAATTAATAATAAATTAAGAAGCAATTATTACCAACAAAAAATTGAAATATATTTATAAAATATAATATTTATTAATATTATAATGTTATATCAAGTAGTAAACAACATTATAATTTTTGATTGGACATTTAATAAAATTTTAAATGATGAAATACTTCAAGTAATAAAATTATGTCATACAATATATTTTAATAATTATAATAACATTAAAATATGTATAAAAACAAAAAATAATAATAATTGTGATTATTATAAATATTGGAAAAAATCTAAATTTAATCAACTAATAAATGATTTACCAAACTCAATTAAATATCTAATATTAGGAAATAACTTTAATCAACCAATAAATTTATTACCAAATTCAATAACACATCTAATATTAGGAAATAACTTTAATCAACCAATAAATTTGTTGCCAAATTCAATAACACATCTAGTATTAGGTGATGAATTTAATCAACCAATAAATTTATTACCAAATTCAATAACACATCTAGTATTAGGTGATGAATTTAATCAATCAATAAATTTGTTGCCAAATTCAATCCAATATTTGACATTAGGTAAATATTTTAATAAACCAATAAATAATTTACTAAATTCTATAAGACATTTATCATTCGGTAAATTATTTAATCAATCAATAAATAATTTACCAAATTCAATCCAATATTTAACATTAGGTTGGGATTTTAATCAATTAATAGATTGTTTACCAAATTCAATAACACATTTAACATTAGGTTGGGATTTTAATCAATCAATAGATTATTTACCAAATTCAATAACACATTTGACATTAGGTGAATATTTTAATCAACCAATAAATTCATTGCCAAGTTTAATTCAATATTTAATATTAGGTTTTTATTTTAATCAACCAATTAATTTGTTACCAAATTCTATAACACATTTAATATTAGGTGTTTATTTTAATCAATCGATAAATTTCTTACCAAATTCTATAACACATTTAACATTAAGTTGGGATTTTAATCAACCAATACATAATTTACCAAATTCTTTAATATATTTGAAATTTTGTGATAATTTTAATAATAGTGTAAATTGTTTACCAACTTCTATAAAAAATTTGTCATTTGGTCATAATTTTAATCAACCAATAAATTATTTACCAACTTCTATAAAAAATTTGTTATTTGGTTATGATTTTAATCAACCAATAAATTATTTACCAACTTCTATAAAAAATTTGTCATTTGGTCATGATTTTAATCAACCAATAAATTATTTACCAACTTCTATAAAAAATTTGTCATTTGGTCATG